AATGATAAGGAAGTCTATGTGGTGTAAATGGATTTACTACTGATCTTAGTACTTTTCCATTAGAAACCCAAGCATTAATTTGAACTTCATCAAGATCATCTACACTATCATCTAATTCCATTCCTACTTCACGGGCATATTGAGCATCCATAATTCCCCAATATTCTAAAACTTCATACTTACTAGAAGAAATTTCTTGAGAACGATTATCATCCTTTAATTCATTTTCATAATCTTTTTCAACATAATTTGGCCCCATCTCTAAACAACCCCTTATTTGATCTTTATCAAAATAAGGAAGTTTAGAAAGACTTCTAAATTGAGAACGATTTAATTTATGTCTATGAACTGTATACTCACATTCAGAAATATTTGTTGCATTAGGATCAGGAAAGAAATCCCAGATACTTACAAATTCAATTCGAGGAACACGCTCTACAGGAGCATAAGTTCTTTCTCCAGCCTCTCCTTCATCCCAACGATTTAAAGTTTTATTAAAATTAAATGGTCCTTTAACAATTCCAGTACCAAATAAAGAAGATTCAAATAAAGCATTTCTTATTTCACTAGCTCCACTAGATTCTTCAATTTGATCGTGAATTAACTTTTCCATCCTTCTAGCTGCTTTTTGAGCAGGTTTCATTTCAGGAATTTGAGGACTTGAATGCGCTCCTTCAGTTAAAGAGTCTTCGGCCCTTTTATCTAATTCTCCTTTAAACTTACCTGTTCCATAAGTAGCTCCTGCTTTAAGTACCTGACCATCTCCTTCAAAACCTACATCAAAAGGATTTTCTATTTCTCCTTCTTCTTCTATTACTTCACTAATACTCGTTTCTATTCCAGGAACAGGATTAGCAGTATCTAAATGAGCAATCTCAGCTATTCCTTCTGGTACTTTAGTTTCAGATACACCAATAGGAAACTTATTGCCTCCAAATATAACATCTACTAATTGACCAAAGGCTGCAAGAACTTTAGTTTTTGTAATCTTTACAAATACTCTTGATTTCTCAGATTCTCTAAATCTTATATTCTTAGGATATAGACCACGATAATTATGATAGGCAGTCATCCATCTACCTTCATCCTGCTTTCTTGATCTCTCTGCATCTTTAAATCTATCTGTAATAAGTCCTGCTAATTTATTCTGCAAGTCTTCTTCAAGATTTAAAGTCGTACCTTCTTCATTTTCATTTCCTTCAAAATAAAGACCGTCAGCATTTGTTATAAGACTATTTTCTTTTTCTGCCATATTAAAACCTTAAAAAGAACCACGAACGCCACCATAGGGCAGCGTCCATGATTAAATAGTTATGATCTATTGATCAGGTGTAGCACCCATATGTAAGAACTCAACTAAATATGTAACGGTTGTAGCTCCTGTAGCTAAATCATTAGCTAAGGGCTTTATACGAATATATAAAGTTCTTGAAGAAGCACTGTATAAAGTTGATGCAATAACAATTGCTTCTGAAGTTGCAGGGCCACCTACAACACCTGCCGTAACAGCAGTAGTAACATACTGATTAGCTGCTAAACCATGTGAATCTTGAATAATATACAAAGGTGCATTAGCTGTCCATGTTACTGCTGAACCACCATCGTCTAAGATAGCTTCAGTTGCATCAACTATCTGACCACCACCTGCTGATGTACCTATATCAATATCAACATCATCGCCAGAAGCTCCAGCAGTAACAATATTACCTGCCGGAATAGCAATCACATTACGAATAATTGTGTCTGCTGGTTGTGTAAATGTAACATCATATGTTGCATCTGCGGTAACAGCAATCGTACCTGTTGTCGCAGAAGTCCAAGAGTGCATAAGATTTGCTGCAACTTCTCGAACATCATTTTTATTAGCTGAATTTCTTCCTGTATCTCTAATACTGAAAACTGGATTTGCCATAGTTATTTCCTCGCTTACTAAATTATTTTACTAATAGCCAAATTCGCTATCAGCCGGGGTATAAGCCTGTTCCAAATGCAGATTTCTTATTCGACTGAATGAATCCTGTACTCTTGGTCTAGACATTATTAAGTAACGTAGAGCATCATACGCATGATCTGGCGCATGAGTATCTACGTCTTCTGGATTGTTTTTATCCAGAGGAATACCTTGAAGCTCACGTATCAGGTTAGGGCAAGTATTAAAAATTTGTAATCGTGGCCTACCGCTTTGCTGCACTCTCAAGTATTCGTGAATTTGTATTTTACCTTGTATTCTGTTTTTATCAGCCCTTCGGAGTTTATGACCTGCACGAACTAGGGATTCTCCGACTGTTGGGCCTGTTGTACCTGTTCTAGCCCACGCTGATGTATCTAGTACTCCCTGTACAGAATAAGGGTCTTCTAATTCCATCTGTGCTATTATACTACCTAATTCCTCTCCTGTCAAGCCTTTACGGTATAATTCTCTATAAATAATTAAAGTTCCGTCTGTAGAGTCAAGTGTTCCCCACAAACAAGCACTTTCTGAAGCATATCCATAGTCAACTCCTTTTACTCTTTCCCAACCTAAAG